CCCCCGTCCAGAATACTTTTTGATTTACTTCATACAACCATATTATCTAACGGCCTCTGTATGCTTATGCTTTACAGACTTCTTTAGAATCTTAAACCACAACTTCTTTGCTTTCTCCAAGTTGTGTTCGAACTCTGCACGGTTCAATTTCATTATTAGTTTTTTGATTTTCATTGATTTGGTACCAATACAATTTTTTGTGTGTTAGTCTGTGGATCAATCATTTGTTGCCAATGATAACCAACAGGAGGTTGTTGTACGATTGGTTGTTGAACAATGACTGGTGCAGGTTCAACATAAACCGTATTTGGTTTAGATAGTTCATAACCAATTACACCGCCAACTAAAGCAGGTGCAATCCAACCACCACCGTAACCGCCACGATAGCAACAATAACCACCATGATGGTGCCATTGAGCCATTGTACTAGCAGATGTTACTGCCAAAATTAATGCTAATAAAAGTTTTGTTTTCATGGTAGTATTATATCCTTTCCTAACAGAAATGTCAAGCACTTAATACCTTATTTACCACATGACCCGTAAATGTAGTCATTTGCTCTTCAATCCTGAACAATTTACAATGATATCCTAACTGACTTGTAACATCCAGAGTAGGATTATACGGGTCGCCTATTCTATTTAGGAATTCCACCTTATTTTCTTGGTCTTTGGCCTTGGCCTCATCTAGTGTATTGTATGTAAACTGTGTCTTAGCGAAGTCATCCGTCACAACAAAAGTAGACGTATAGTATTCAGGATGAAGTGTTTTCTTTATTCTTTCTAATACTTCTGGTGACAAATGTGTTTCGTCCCAATCATCTGCACCTGATGCAATTAGAAACTCTTTGACCTCTTTGTTGGTCTTACCAAACATATTGGCAGCTCTAAGTTTTTGAACTGCATCAGGACACATACCAAAATATACATACTGTCTTTCTGTCAATATGATTGTGTCTTCAGGATTTTCCATTTTGTTGATAGTAGTAAATTGCTTCTGCCAATCCATCAATGTGGTCTGATGTTTTCTCTTTAAATATTAGAGGTTCAGAATCTCTTACGGCCATGATGATGACTAAATTATTTATTGGCTCACCAATCAACTCTTCATACATTAAGGAATAGGCAGTAGTTTGCCAAAAGTAATCTTGTATATCTTTTTTATCTTTTGGTTTAGATGAGGTCTTAAAGTCTATTACAGACAACTCACCTTCATACTCTGCAATACAATCTACACGACCTGCCATACCGATGCCTTTAGACCATAAGGCAGCTTCTTGGTAATGTATGTTATTGATATTGTTAAGTAATGGTTTAATCGACAGGAACATCTCCATTGCATCAGGCATTGCCTTACTCATGTAGTCTGTCTTGTTGTTCAGGTAGTTCTCACAGATGGTGTGGACATTAGTTCCACGTGAGGTTGCCTGCCTTGATACACGATTGGCTTCTTCTTCACCAACACGAGCACGCCACTTCATGATTGCGGCCTTCTTCTGTAAGCCAATGACTGTGGTTACAGACGGCAAGCGAGTACCATCTTCTAGTGTATAGTATCGTTTGCCGTCAGGAAAAGTTTCAGATTTTAAGTCAGCAAGGACTTTAGGTGGACAATAATTAAACATCAGTTTGATTTATAATAGCTGTAGAGGTTTCTTTGTCAAGTGTAAGATAACCTTCACAGGTAATATTCCAATCATCTGCACCTAGGCCATTGCCTGTCGTTTCTGAATAAGAAGGTGATACATTGATTTTAAAATTCTTCACCAAGTATTCTTTGCTACCATTCTCAAATACACGCCAGACATGGTTCATAGAACCACGACCTGGCATTCCACGTGACTTATTAAATCTAATGTGGTATTTGTTCATTATACAATTTCTGCCGTTGATTGGACTTCTGTATTTGCATCTGGTGCAGGTGGTGTAGCAATCCATCTTGAACCTAAGTTGAAGTGAATGAACTTCAATGGTTTCTCATTACCATGTCTTGTAAAACCATGTGGCACCCATGTGTTCATAAAATACAATGTACCTGGTTGTGGAACGTAATTGACTGCGTGTGAAGCATATGTCACTTGTTCCATATTTGCTTCGGGTAGGTTGATTTGTCGTTTTGCAGGACGTGGATCAAAAAGTGAAATACGTGAGCAATTTTCTGGTGCTTCTAGAACATAGAAACCAGTAATCTGTGCACCAAAACCATGTACGTGCTCTTCATTTGCAGACCTCATATGATGTTCTTGTGCCCAAAAGTCCATGATATAGACTTCTTGGTTTCGCATATCATGGCCTTGTTCATTCAAAATATTCCATGATGTTTGTGCGACATACATCACCAAATCTCTAACACGCTCATCATCAGCAAATGTATTAGACATGACTACTGGAAACAATTTGTCCATTAGTTTGTCTTTTGGCTTTTCTTTCTTAGCCTTATTCAAGTATTCTTTGGATACAAACTTAGCAGTATCTAAGAATTCTGGTTTTGCTATCGAATAGAATGCAGTAGGAAAATGATATTCTACTGCTAATCTATTGGCCATTTGTTCCGGTGTTAGTTCAGGTGGGCAAACTTCACCAACGATTTCTACTGTCGATTCGACTGTTTCACTCATAATATCTCCAAGGTTGAATTAATGTAATTGTATCACTTTTTATATAGGTTGTCAAGTCTATAATTTATCTTCTATAAATTGATTAGGATCAATCAACTTTCAAGTAGGTTTAGTTGGCCATGTGATATTTGCCGGATCAGTTTGAGTCTGTGGCAAATCTCTTAGTGCCTGACGATAGGTTGCCCATGCGGTCTTATTAGATGCATTGTAATCTGGCATCTGTGTATAATCTGAAGCGGCCATTAAGGCATTTCTCTGTGAACGGATTTGTTCCCATAATTGAGCACTAGTTGGTGCTTTTGGTGGTACATAATCAGCAATAGGACCATATTTACCAGCAACAATATCACTATAGATATTTACGCCATGGTCTTCTGGATCTCTTGCACTTGCAGTAAATGGATGTACTTCATTAAATTCTGCAAATTTAACCATACAATTGATTGAACTTTTGTCAGCGGTCCTATAGTATAAATTTGTAATAGATTCAACAGTAAAAGACATTTTTATTCCTTATGAAACACGAACCCACAAACCTGCTAAATACGAACCAATTCCACAACAATTAGTTCTCGAATTTGACCAAGACATTGCTCTCCAAGTTCCGGAAACACCACCTGAACCACAATTTCCAAAAAAACCATAATAACCTCCGTAATTATCAGCTTTTATACCAAGAGATGTATATGAAGAGGCTGATGGCTTATACAAACATCCTCCAGCAAGGGTAGTTCCAGGATTTCTTGATCCACCAGCGCCACCAGCTGTTGTCAAAGCACTAGCAACCAAATAACTACCAACACCTCCATAACAAGTTGATCCTGATATGCCACTAGGACCAGTAGGGCCTGTTGGACCAGTAGCACCTGTTGGACCTGTAGGTCCAGTAGGTCCAGTTGTAGCTCTAGTGGTCATTGTTGTACCGTCACTAAATGTGAGAGTCGATCCTGATACACTTATTGTCATTTGTTTTAATCCCCATTAAAAATAGCGTTATTTAACTATTTATCTCCATTTAGGACCTTCAAACCAACCTGCTAATGAGTATCTTGTGCCTTTTGTTACAGGTTTTGCCTGATGTTCTATGAAAGATGGAAAGAATATGACTGTGCCTTGTTCCTTCAATTCATTTGGATTTGGCATCTGTTCTGCATACAATTCAAAATCACCACCGTCATAATCACCAGGATCGGATAGTTGTACAATACAACTCAGTTTACGGTGGTATTTCTTATCATTATTGAGCCAAAAGACATCATGGTGTTTGCCATAATAACCTTCATATGCCGAATCATACTCAGCAAACTGTAAAAAATCTAATTTTGTAATATGAAAATTAAACCAATCGTCATTGGCAACTAATGCCATTTGCCATAGTTCATTGAATATGGCCTTATAGTTTGGATCATGTTTAATGATAAACGATATTTTAGATTTTCTGAGCTCATCAAGTCTTGTACTATTTTCACTATGGCCAATAGTAGCATCTGTCTTTGGTAATTTTGAAGCTGATTCTATAATATGTTCACAAACATCTTTCGATATTTTACTTTTAAAATAACACCATTCACCATTCATGTATCCATACCCCTATAATAGTTTGTCGTATCTCTTAGTTCTTTCATTAACTTAGCGTACTCTGCTAATTCCCTTTGTATTCTTTGTTTTTTGGATTGCTCGTAGTAAATACGCTGTGCTTTTGACATC